TCCGACCATCCGCCCTGCTCTCCTGAGTTAGCGTTATTACGATCACATTTAAAAACTCCGGTAGATGGATTCGAAGTCATTAACCATTTTACATTAGCTAGATCAGGAACGTTTATTGCTCCTGATTCTCTTTTAAAATCATAACGAAGTGCAATAATTGGATTGTAATTAATTAACGGGAATGCTTTTGCATCAGGAACCACAAGACTTTCTGAGCTGCACCAAACAAAAATATCACGAACTTCTGGTCTTTCAAAAATTGGGCAAATTATTGGTGTACCTATTTTTAAAATTAAGTGTTCCATAATTGTCATAAAACTGACAGCTGGTCTAACTTCTGCTAATGATATTTGATTGACCGTCGCTGCTGTTCTAATTTCTTTGAACGCAATGTTATCAACAACATTAAGATTGTTTTTGTCGTATGTGAAAATTCTATTATTTGAAATAAAAGGGATGCCAAAGCGCATGGCGATATTAGTGTTAGGAATAAGAATATTAATTATTGATTTCATCCTATCACGTAAAGTAATATAATTCCATTCTATTTTTACGGCTTCGTCAAATGCGCCGTTAGAATCTTGAAATAATGTTTGAATAGTTGTATCACCAAGCCTATCTGTCAAGCTGGTTAGGTTGCTTGCAAAAGAAGTTTTTAAAGTTTTTTGATCTTGCAGTTCATAGTCAGACTCATCAAAAGTAATTTTTCCAGATTGAAACAAAAATCCAGAAATGTAAATCATTGAATCAAATTCGCCTGTCAAATTAGCACGTTGTATTTTTTCGTTTCCAATAAATCCACAAAGTATTTTATTTTTGTCTGTAGCTTTTAAATTGAATGATTGCGTAAATGGACTAAAAATCTTTGAAATGTCACTAAGGTCCTTTGACGTTAATTTAAAATTAATAAGTTCCGTTGGCTCTACGTCTAGTAAATAAAAATTATTGTCAGTGTGCTTGATGTATATTTGGATCATGCTACAAGATATTATTTATAAAGTTGTTCGTTTCTTCAAATTCAAGATTGTAAGATATGGAACTTTTCTCATTTAATCTAGTCTTTATTGTGAAATCATTTCCAACAAATCTAACAGGAATTTGAGTAAATTTACTGTAAAATCCTAAATTATCAAGCGTTACAACGTCGCTATCTACAGTGATTTCTGTGTTGTCAACTGTAACAATCGTACTGTCAACAGTAATTCCTGCCTGAACATTCGTAAAAACATCATTACCAAAGACAATTAGGTATATTTTTGAGCTATTTTTTAACTCGCGTATCTGATAATTGTTACTTTCGTCAATTAATCCACTGTTAATAGCAAACTTTCGAAATCCGGTAGGCGATCCGTTTTGCTTTAAGTGCTGAATCTGACTATTAATCTGCAATGGGTTTCGGTAAGTGCTTGCAAACTCGTCTCTTTTAATAGGTTCTTGCGTTACAAACTTGCCGAATGGTGTAAATGTGTCCCATAAACCTAATCTATTTAAGTAAGCCAGCTTACAAGTAACGCCTGTCTGCTGCAATCTTGCAACAGGTACAACTATTTGCTGCAAAATTAAGCCATTGGCTCCAGATCCTGACTGAGAAGTCGCTACAACTGTAGTAAGATTAATAGTAAACTTTTCGTAATTGATTGATTTTGCAAACTTTCTAGCGGTTTCCACATCATTATATGATCCGTAAGGACCTCCTAATTGTTCAAATGAATATCTATATCCCGAAGTAGAAAAGAAAGATCCTAATTGCTTAACGCTCTCATTATCTACTTTGTAAACTATATGAAAGTAAACCCCTTCCCCCGCTGTCGTTGCTCCTGAAGTTGTGTTGTACGCATATTGGGGGTTATTTTTATTGAGGTTAGAACTTGTGATAAATGCTTTAATTTCGTTGTGCAATTCAATTGCAATGTATTTGTCTGCTGGAGAAACTTTTTTCACATTGTTAAAAACAAGTCGTGGCGTTCCAGGAAGATCAGCAGTCTGGAAACCTCTCCATATATAAACTTCAATTGTAACGCTTGCAATGCTTGCGTCTGCTAATTCGTTTTGAAAATTAAAATGAACTGGAGACTCTGCTAAATAAATTTGAGCTTTAGTACTTATATTGGTTAGTGTGGGAGTTGCTAATGGCATATTAAACTATTGGGCTAATTAATAAATCAATCATATTTTTAACATATAAATTTACGCCTTCTGTAATATTTATATTAATTGCTTCTTGCAAAGGATCTTTATTCCCTGATTTTTTACCTTTCAAAAATTGATACTGTCCATAAAAGTTTTCAGAAACTGTAAGTACATTAAATGGCTTTGTTCTAAAGTTTTGTGAATCCCTTAAATCTCCAGTCCTTACCCTTGAAAAATTAGAAGCGTCTTTTGATATTAAAGACCCTAATTCATCTAGACTAGTTCTATTCAGCTGTTCCACTTCCTTTTGTTGTAACGTCTTTCTTGCCGCCATCTGTTATTTTTAAAGATGATATTAATTGCTTAATCTTGTCAGTTCCTAAATTCGTGCTTGTGATTGCTGACCTTCTTATGTTTCTTCCAGATCTTGTCTTTCCTTTTACAGTAGTTTCCCGACCTTCCTCATCTGTAAAAATTACAGACCAATCTATTTCTTTTGGCATTATGCGCTCAGCGTTTGCAATTAGTTGCGAGTTACCGTTATATGCGCCGTAAAATATTTGTCTAAAAGTAGCTTTTTTATTAAACCAATTACCTCTAATTGACCTTTTTAAAAATCCTGTTTCAACTTTTGCCGTTCTTTTGCTTTCGTCTACAACCTTTTTTATAAAATCTCTTACTTCACTATCGGTGTATTCCATTAGATACTATTTTGATGCATCATAAATGTGGCGGAAAACTTAACACCGTCAAGGGCGTTTCGTTCGTCTTTACGTACTGGCTCAAATGTAGAAATGCTGCCGTCGACAATTTGAATGTCAAGATCATTATGGTCTTTTAAAACTTCCATTAAAAAATTGTTTGCTATGCTATCGGTAATACCAATGTTATCAATGTAGTTTGTGTCAGCTAAAAGCTTTGATCCTGTTGATGTCTTTGTATCATCTCGTTGGTTTAAAACTTCAAAAGCAATTATGTATTGTCTGTTGTACCAGTCTGGAGCTGGTCCAGATAGCAATTGTATAGATACAAGCGGGTAAACATTCTCTTTTTCCACGTCAACTACGTCGTCATCTTTAAAACAAATAGTATTTACCAGCGGTATCGCATCGTAAACTTCAATAATAAATGTTAATAATTGTGATAATTGATTTGCCATGTTTTTTTATTTTACTCCTTCTATTATTCTTTGACCTGTTAAATAGTTTGCCCAGAAAAAGAACTCACTTACTTTCCATTGCTCTACTGCCTTATACTTCGTCATGTCTCCTTTACAGATGACATCCATTAATATGACATAGTTTCCAAAACTTTCTACAAATTCCCTTTTTAATTCTGACCCCGTCGTTTCTTTTGCATCTTCACCATATTGAGGCGGGTCAAAAATAAAATTATATAATTCATAATGCATTCTTTGCTGACAAAGAAACTCCATAATTATAAATGACATGTTGTGAATGTAAATAGTTTGCCACCATTTTTGCATTACAAATATAGAACAAAATTTACTATAATCTTCATCTTCAAGGTACGTTTCTGCATTAACTAATTGATCTAATGTAATATCTTGTATCTCCTTGCACTTAAATTTCTTTACTGGTTTTTTTTCAAGAAGTATCTTAGTTAAGAAATTACACTTTACATTCTCGCCTTGAGATCTTATCTTTGCAAATTGATTTAATGTTATTCCTAGAACCATTTGTTAGTCTCTTTAAATTAATTTAACCTTTCATATACTTTTTATACTTGTCACCAAACATAGAAACTAAGATGTACCTCAGCGTATCGCAAGCGTGTCCAAACTCCTGGTAACTTTGACCAGTTAATTTGTCTTTAATTACTTTTTTGTTTACTTTACCCTCTTCATTCTCCGTACAATACTGATAATCATTTATTGAATTTCGACATTTAGAATCAAAGGCAATTGTAAGGCCGTCAACCTCTCCGGATAATAATTCATTTGTAAAGTTTCTAGACATAATGACTGATGGATTAGCACGCGGAATCCTAAAATCTGGACGCATTGATTTTAAATATCCTTTGATCAACAAATAAAAGTTTTGACCCTTTTGAATCTTAGTGTCTTGTTTGCGGCTGGTTGCGTCTCCATAAATAAAAAGTCCCTGCCTGTTTGATCCGTATCTTTTTATAAACTCTTCGCACGTATCTTTTAACGTGTTTAAAGGGTCTTTTAACATTATCTCGTCTATCTGTCTTAAAACATTATTTGAAAGCTGAAATACGTTGCACGTCAAGTAAGGGAGTACGTTCTCGTCAAACGATATATGAATTGGTAGTGTTGAATCATAAGGATATATTCCTACGTGCTTATCGCTTTTAAATTGTTTTAAGAACTCGCCACCGGTGCGGAGTTTACCCCAGTTACCTAATGCATAGATATTATAGTAATTAATGTCATTTATTTTATCTCGTTCAAAATCTGCTATAACATGTACGTCAATAAACCCACCACCTTTACCGTTACCAACAATCCAAATATTGTCAAGATAACAAGTCCGCAGAACTAAAGTATCTCCTGATTGGTTAAATTGCTTAGATTGTATTTTGCTTTCAATATCTGTAAAAATTTCATTATCAAATATTTGTGTTTTTATAAATGAAAGTTCAGACACTGGATTAAAAATTCCGATTATCTGCTGCCCAACTAACCCTCTTAAACGTTTCTTTACCTGCTTAAAGTCTATCATATCAAACTGAGATAGCTCTTCTAAGCATATTTTTTTAATACCCGACAATCCTTTAATCTTCTCACTGTCATCTAGTCCCTTAAATCTAACGTAAGATCCTGTTAATAAACATTCAATGTAATGCTTTTGTATTTTAAAATATTCATTAAGTCCCCAATCGTTAATTATTGTTTTGAAATCTTGAAATACTGATTGTTCAATGTCAACTGAGAATTTTCTAAATATTAGGCTATTGTTGTCTACGCCTTCCATCATGTAGACAATTGATTTCTGTACATAAGAGAATGTCTTTGAGGATGAGGAACCACCATAAATAAATATGAAGCGTATCTTTTTATCAGAAAACGCATCATCTATTTCATAATATAATTCATTAAATATACCGTCTTCAAATTCTATACTTTCGATTCCAATCATCTGACAAATTTACGTAAAATTCTTTGATTTGTTTCATTGTGAAATTGTCAAAATCAAAATTCAATACATCAAATTTAAAAGCATTCCAACTTATCAAAAAGATAAACAAACACTTGCAACAGTCTTCTTCCGGATTAATTCTAATTAGTAAGATTGATTTTTTAAGGATTAGTATTTTCATCTCTTTTAATTTTTACAATTATTTTCTTTGGAGTTGCGGGTGTAACGTCTTCAATTTTCTCGACTAGACTATTTAATCGCTGTGTGATGCTTGTATTAAAAACCCCTGTCATTCCTCCAGTAATTTGATTTGACCTGATTTCTTTTTTTATCTGCGAACAGATAGGGGAGAAGTCGGTGTAATAACCATCTTTGTTTTTAAAATAATCCTCAACTGTTCCATAATTTTTATAACAAAATACTTCAAACCCATCCATTGTATATG